CCTGCCTTTCAGCAGGGGTTAGTCATGTTGATGACTACCGAGCTTTCCCAGCTCGGCCAAGGAATGAGGTACCCGTTGACCTCAACTCCCAAAGGCACGTAATCCCAACAGGGACTACATGTAGCTTTGCGACGGTATCTAACGTGATCATGCCTGACCATGAAAGATCCCGAACGTAACTCACCATACAGGAACGACTCTAAGAGCCCGCTAGGGTTATAAAGAAGTTCCTTTTTCCCACCAGGAAGACGGATTCTTCCCTCTTCAACTCGAACAGCTTTTGGAATGGGGCGGAAAGGTCGATAAATCATCGACTTATTCCTATCCCACACAATTGCAGAACGAGGTAAAGAAACAGCCGGAGCTCGAATACCAGCATCACTATTCTCATAGGCAGGAACGTAGCACGAGGAAAGAACCTCGGGCCGAATCCCTGCCATGACAGTAGCTACCGCTTTAGGAAGCGGTATGCCAGTATAAGAGGACCAATTGTTTAGCTGGTTTATGGTGACAAAGTGGTCCTGCAGACTTGTTAACCTCTTTAGGTATACAGGCCTGACGGGTTGGCCAACAAACCAATCCGAACCACAGGACTCTCTGAACGGACCTTCAGAAAAGGTCTTAGAGTTGTTAACACTGAACCCAAGGTAGCTAAGAAGACGAATAACTCGATTGAAAGCAAGCTTGCTAACAATCAAGTCGTCACCGAAGCAACTATGGTTCCAGTGATGACGGCCGTTTTCGATAGGAATATCGAGCGACCTATAAACAGCTCTAATTAGACTGGTAAATATGACAGTTTGAAGAGGAAAGGTAAAACCATTCCCCATCGTACTAATCATATTCAAAGTCACGACTTCCTTCCCAAAACTAGTGACAGGCGAGCGAATCTCCATCAAGGTTTCGAAAAACCACGACGGAAGAGTCGCTTTAAGCATGTTAATAGAAATTGAGTCGGAGGCTGAAGACAGGTCAATTGTGGCAAATTCGCCACTCTTGGAGCCTGCCCGTGAAAGCCATCTGTTTACTTCTGGCTGAGTGCTGAGATCTATCTTATAATAGTCTCGCAAACGGTCCTCGAGTAATGCGCCAACCCCGAGCTGAACAAACATGTTCAGCGAAGGCTCGACACAGATCAGACGGCTACAGTCAACCGTTTTAGGGGCAAAGCTAGTCCGACTGCCACGAACGTAACGAGCAGATCCTAGGGCACTACGGCAGTAAAAGTCTGCCTCATAATGCCTTTCGTACTGCTCAATGTGCGTTCTATACGCGGAGTATAGCATAGCCGATGTAGTGGTTAGCCGCGAGGCGAATAGCTTAGCGTACATGCTAAAACCATTAGCTCCCACAGCACTACCAGGTCCTACCCTACCTCTTGTGAGTATTTCATCATAAGAGGAGAATAGCATCTGGCCTTGAGGATGGAAAAAGTCATCGAGTTCCTTCACAAATAAATTGTAAAGTTCCTCAGTTAACTCATCCCGATCTTCAAGCCTCCAGTTCTCACACGTTTTATTTGATGTGAGAAACTTCTCTTTCGCAGCAGCATCAGCTTTCTCATTATTCCGAGTCTCAAGCTTCTTGAGAAACGAAGAAATAAGATAAGTTGAAGCGAACTGCTTATAAGAAGCATCTGGTGGAATATCTCCGAGGCCTACTGGGCCGAAGGGACAATATTCCGACAAATCAGCAATGATGGCTTGTAAAAGAGCATTAGGGTGACAACCCATAAGGTTCTCCAACAACAGAGCCACACAGTCTATCAGACCAGGAACGCGGCCAGCTATAAAGCTGGTTAACGCGAACTAGTTGGAAGATAGAGCGCTGAAAAGACCCGAAGCGATCGTCATCGCAATACTAAACTTCTCACCAAGAAGATGAGAATTTTGTAGAGCAACAACAGTCGCCAGGATCGCCTTGCTATGGTTATTAAACCATTCGAAGAATCTGGCCATAGGAATGACCTAATCCAGTAAAGGATTAGATTACCCCCGTGACGCAGGTATCTCCGATCGAAGCGGAAATCTGATGAACAGATCCGATTAGAAGCGAGAGAGCAGCACGAACGTTAGGTGCATCGGCGATGTCAGACCCAGCTGGGACAGCGATCTCACAACGAATTTGCATCGTTGCGGGAGCCTGACCAGCCAGCGGGGTGACACCCTTCCGAAGAAGGATAACGTAAGTGTTACGTGGCACTGAGCGGAGAACGCCGGTAACAGGGTCAACCGGTCCTAAAGCCTTCAGAACCTGAGGGCGGGACAGGGTGATTGTGAACGGCCTACTGGGACTACTCGCGGTGTCGACACCAGCCTGCGTACCGCCAATGGCGGATACAGCATACTGCTTGCCAGCACTCGTAGGAGGAGTATCAGTAGCAAGGGTATACGTCGGTGACGTAAACCCAGTCTGGGGATCACCCGTAACGGGTGAAGAAAGTGTGAAACTCATAAGAGCTTTTCCATAAGTAAATGAAGTTAATAAAAAGGAGATAAACCCTTAGCGTTAGATAACATAAGACTGTACATATTCAACCAAGGCTTGCCGCTTAAAGGTAAAGAAAACCTAAAAGTTGCAAGAATATCCGAGGGTGCTATGGCAGCTCGTGTAAAACTAACGATTTGGGCATATCCGTGAGAATCGGAGCCATCACGCCACCGAGTCCAGACTTCGCCTGGGGAACGTGGAATTTGCGTAGCCTTTACAACATAATCATACGTTGTAACGACACGTGTAGTTCTACATCCCCAAGCTATATCTGCG